TGCAGGAGGCAAAGGCACAGCTCAAAGCGGCTGCGGAAATGTATCTTGCAAATACCGGAATGCTGTACCGAGGTGGGAGGTGCTGCGGATGCGACTGCCCCACACTGTAACGTTGTTTCAGCCGTCTGGCCGAACTGTTCTGACGGGCGTTTTGCTTGAAAGCACCAGAGGCACGAGCGTAACGAAAACCGCACAGAACAGCGCAGACAGTGTAACGCTGCATATCCCTTTACCGTTTACGCAGATCATCAGCCCTGAAAAGGACTATTTTGCGCGCGGCGATGTGCCGGATGCAGGAAGTTACCAGAAATGCCGTGAGAAGTACGAGACATACCGCGTCACAAGCGTCTCTTTGTATGATTACGGCGGATTGCAGCATTTGGAGGTGGGCGGCCGATGATACGTTACTCTATGAAGTTGCACTTGCCAAATAACGTGCTTGATGGGCGCGTGGAAAAGGCGAACGCGTGGCTTGTTGAGGAGATCATCAAGGACACCGACCCGTTTGTTCCGGCGCGAACCGGTGTACTGGCAATGAACGTACAGCGGCACGGGCATACCATCGTGTATGCCTCGCCGTATGCACGTTTTCAGTATTACGGCAAGGTGATGATTGACCCGGCTACAGGAAGCACGTTCGCGCCTAAGGGCGTGCGCAAGGTGTTGACCGAGCGCGACCTTAAATACAGTAAGGCGATGCACAAACACGCGCAATCGCACTGGTTTGAGGCAAGCCGCGCGGTGAACGAGGAACACTGGAGGGAAGGAGTGCGAAAGATACTGAGCGATGGCTAAAAAGGTAAATGTATTAACGGTGCGTGAGCAAGATACAGTCTCACGCGCCGTTCTTTTATGGCTACAAGGGCATGTCCCTGATATCGAGTTTGAATATCTTCCCCCTGAACGCTCTGGAATGATGCTCACATCTGTTTCAGGCGCTTTCAAAACAGCTCAGTACGTGGATGGAAGTTATTCCGCGCAATACCAATTCGGCATTATGTACCGTGCTCTGCCGACAAGCAGCGGCGAACGTCTCGATGTGGAAACGCTGCTGAATGAAGTGGGCGCATGGGCAGAAGAACACCCCCCCGAACTGGGGGAGGGCATGACGGTAACGGATGTCGAGCGTATTACTCCGGCGGCTCTTGTAGCACGCTATGAAGATTTAACCGAGGACTATCAAATTCTCATGACCATGAAATATGAAGTAGAGGTGTAATAAATGGCAACTACTGAAAAGGTAAAACGTTCCCTTATCGCACACTTTCTGGATACTTCCGACAAGATGGGCGAGTATTCCGCCGCAAAGTGGGAGCGCGTAGGCAAGAATGTAACGAGTGCTGCTATTGATTTCGGCGCACAGACCGAGACTGAGCAGGATATTATTTCGTCCTCTGCGACTACGGAGCTGACCGGCTATCAGCCGAACATGTCCGTATCGCAGCAGTGCACAAAGGGCGACCCGGTATACATGTTCATCACCAAGAAGCGCCGCGCACGCGCAATTCTGGCCGATGCGCACGCATGGATGCTGAATGTCGACCTGTGGGACGTTACCGGCGAGAGCGCCAGCGCAACTTACGTTGCAGAGGTGCAGGAGGTCGCTATTCAGCTCGACAGCTACGGCGGCGATGGCGACGCAACCCCGACGCAGGAATTCACGATCAACTATGTCGGCGACCCCATCCCCGGTACCGTAAAGATCACCGATGGCGCGCCGGTATTCACTGCTGACGTAGCAGTTTAAGGAGGAAATAAGAAATGGAAAGTATCCGCGTAAACAGTGGCGTTAAGATCATCGAGGTAAACGATGCAGGGGAAACAATTTCGCTTCCCCTCTCGGACGACAGCTTTATTCAGGGTTTTTTCAAACTGCTGAACGAGCTCAAGGATAAGGCAGATGCCATTTCCGCAAAGGACAACGACGTTATGGGCGCGATTGATGCCGTTGTTGAATTTGACAAGGAAATTCGCGACAAAACGGACGCGCTCATCGGCGAGAATACCTGCAAGAAGGTTTTTGGCGCGGTGCTTCCGTCCTCTGACCAGTTTTTAGACTTTTTCTCTCAGCTCATCCCGATCGTAGACGCGCACGCACAGAAGCGCGTAGCGAACATGAACAAGTACAGTTCGGAGCGTGTCGGCAGTGTTTAACATGCTGCTCGACCGCCTGCCGAGCGATTACAAGGGCTATCTCATCCGCACGGATTACCGCATCGGCATTCAGATTTCCCTTGCGCTCGATGACCCGGAGCTGAACGAGAATGACCGCGTAATGGTGGCGCTGTCCCTGCTTTTCGGAGCAGGGATGCCGCCCCTTGACGTGGCCCTAGAAGGTCTACAGTGGTTCATTCAATGCGGTGACGATAAAGAAATCGAACCGGGCGGTAAACGGCTGCTGTGGTTCGATTATGACGCCGCACGGCTGTATGCGTCGTTCCGGCAGACGTTCGGGATTGAACTGCACAAGATCAATTTGCACTGGTTTGAATTTATGGCGATGATGGAAAGCCTTGACGAGGACTCTGCTATCTCTCATGCAATCCAGATCAGAGGCACGGACACAAGCAAGATGAAGGGCAAGCAGCGGCAGGACTACGAACGACTCAAACGTAATCTTACGCCCACGCCTGCACTTTCTGAGGAAGAGAAGGAAGTAGTAGACGCATTCTGGGCGCAGATCAAATAGAAAGGCGGTGAATAAATGGCGGACGGCTCTATCCGAATTGAAGCAACAATCAGTGACGAGCAGGCAAAGAAACAGCTTGAACAGATGTCGAAAGACATTGAAAAGCAGTCAGCCGCCATCGACAAGCAAACCGCGAAGGTGAACAAGCTCGCCGCGCAGTGGGAAAAGGTATCCGCTGGCGGTACGAAAGGCTTGAAGATGAAAGCCGACCTTGCCGCTACATCCAAAGAGGCAGAACGGTTATCCGGGCGACTTGAGGAAGTCAACGCGGAAATCGTCAAGGCACAGGCTGACTATAATACAAAACTCAAGCAGGCGGCAACGGGCGAAATTCCGCAGGAGGAATTTTCGGAGTCGGCGCAAAAACTGAACAACCTTGTAGCTGAGTCCGACAAGCTCGCCGAAGCGCTACGAAACGCAGACGACAAGGCGGCAATGCTCAAGCAGCAACTTGCAGAGGCTTCCGAAGCGTCGCGTATGAGCCCCGAAGGGCAGAACATCACATCCAGTCTTAGCAATGAGCAGGCGAAACTTGAGACCATGCAGGCAGGGTTTGCGCAGGCCAAAGCTGCAATGGGCGATTTCGCAAATCAGACAACCTCGAAATTTGCGAAGGTTAAGCGCGCGCTTTCTGAACTGGGGAGCGGCGTTAAAACAACGTTCGGCAAGCTCAAAGACTCCATCGGAAACGCTCTCGGCAAGGCTGTCGACAAACTCAAAGCAAAGTTTTCGAGTTTCGGCAAGTCCTCGGCGAAATCGATGAAAAAGGCAGGTAACGGCATTCGTTCTTTCGGTATTCGTCTGAAATCCATTGTTGCCGGTGCGCTCTTTTTCAATTTGATTTCCAAAGCGCTGACGGCATTGACAAACCGTCTGGGGAGCGCACTTCTTGCAAACAAGACGTTTGCAAAGTCTTTCGGTCAAGTAAAAAGCAATCTGTTAACGGCTTTTCAGCCGATCTACGAGGCGATTTTGCCATGGCTGAACAAACTAATGCAGGCGCTTGCACAGGTAACGGCACAGATGGCACAGTTTACCGCCTCGGTGTTCGGAACGACGGCGCAGAAAGCGCAGGACAACGCTAAAGCGCTTGAGGAACAGGTAGACGCAACAAACGACACCACAAAGGCGACAAAGAAAGCTGAAAAGGCTCTTGCGTCGTTTGATACAGTGCAGAAGCTCACGAACAAGACCGAGGACCCGAGCAAGCCGAAGTTTGATACCGACTTTTCTACGGCGGAAAACCAGATGCCGCAGTGGCTCACGGATTTCTGGAAAACGTTTCAGGAGTCGTGGGCGCAGTACGGACAGCAGACTATTGAAAGCGCAAAGAACGCTCTTTCTGCGCTGAAAGACATGGTTTCCGCTATCGGTCAGTCGTTTATGAACGTCTGGAACAATGGAACGGGCGTTGAAACACTGAACAATCTGCAATTCCTGCTGCAAACGATACTCGATCTGATTGCCTCGATTGCAACCGCGTTTACGAACGCATGGAATACCGGCAACGTAGGAGAGCAAATGCTGCAAAGCATTATGAACCTCATCAATACCGTTGTTCAAGCTGTTACGGCAATCGGACAGGCTTTTATCGCTGCGTGGAACGACGGCAATGCAGGCGAGCGACTGTTAAGCGCGCTGATGCAGATGATTACGGCGGTTGTAAACCTCGTTAATTCTATCGGTCAAGCGTTTATTAAGGCTTGGACTGATGCAGGGTTAGGCGAAAGTATCTTCTCGCATATTTTTTCCATCATTACGAACATTGCGAATGCGATAAAATCACTGGCTGAAAACCTGCAATCTGCGTGGGAATACAACGGGAATGGCGTATCTATTTGGAAGAGTATCCTCAAAATCATTGATGATGTATTAGGCGGAATTGATAAAATGTCACAGGCAACGGCAGATTGGGCAAGTGGTTTGAATTTTGAACCTCTTGTCACGGCATTTAAAAATTTCATGGCAGCGCTCGAACCGGTTGTAGACCTGATTATGAACGGCCTTGCGTGGGCATGGGAGAACGTCCTCCTGCCGCTCGGCAAGTGGACTATCGAAAAGGCCGCCCCGGCGGTGCTCGACCTGCTCACGGCGGCATTGCAGGCCATTGCAAAGGTATGCGAAGCGCTCGCCCCCGTATTACAGCAGATTTGGAAGGTTGTAAAGCCGATCATCAGCTTTATCGGCTCTACGGTAATCGGTGCAATCAAGCTCGCAACGCAGGCAATTACCGTGCTTGGCGACGCGCTCGCATATGTTATTGGCCTCATCGGAAAGGTCGGTAACAGTATCGGCAGCGGCATTTCCTCGCTTATCGGCGCGTTCTCTGGAACAAGCACCTTTGCGCTTAACGCCTCTATGCCGACGCTGAACGTTCCGGCACTGGCAAACGGCGCGGTAATCTCGCCAAACAATCAGTTTCTTGCGCTGCTGGGCGACCAGAGGAGCGGCGTGAACGTCGAAACTCCGTTGTCTACCATGATCGACGCTTTCAACAAAGCTCTGGACGCGCGCGGCGGTACGGGCAATAACAACGCGCCAATCAATCTGTATATTGACGGTACGAAGTTCGCGCGCATTACCAATGCGTATAACAGCAACGAAACACGCCGCCGCGGCGTAAACCTTGTGACAGGTGGTGCATAAATGTTACTTTCTGTAGACGGAAAAAACTATAACGTTTTTGTCACCGGCTTGAAGCGCAGTTTTCAAGTACTTGATGGCGAGAACGCGGAACGTGCTTTAAGCGGCCGCATGATACGCGATATTATCGGCACGTTTTATAACTATGAGATGACAATTCAGCCCGTAGTCGGTAAATATGCCGACTACGACGCGCTGTATGAAGTCCTGAGCGCACCGGAGGACAGCCACAAGGTAGTTTTACCCTACGGGCAGAAAACGCTTACGTTTAACGCCTACGTGACCTCCGGACAGGATAATCTTATCGTAAAGACAGACAAAGAGTCGTACTGGAACGGTCTGACCTTCCAGTTTATCGCGATGGCACCGCAGAGGACGTGACACATGGGAACAAACAAAATCATTTACCTGGACAAAGAATTTTCGGCGACAGACGTTACATCGGGGAACTTGTATCAAGCGCGTTCCCTGATTGCTGCGTCGCAGGAAATTGACACATTCGGCTTTGACATCGACAGCGATGATACCACCCTCACCGATTTCATCCGCAACACGCCTTTGACATTCTTCCATGATGATGAACAAATGGGCATTTTCTACGTGCAGAAAATCAGTCGAACATCCATCAACACCTATCATTTCGCCTGCACTTCGACCGTTGGTCTGCTTGACGAGACCTACCATGACGGCGGCATTTACACAGGCGAGACGGTAAAGGAAGTTTGTGAGGATATTTGTTCGCCGCTGACGGTTTATACCAAAACGAACTTGCAGAACATCAAGCTCTACGGTTGGCTTCCCATCGCAACACGGCGTGAAAACCTCACGCAGGTGCTTTTCGCGATTGGTGCAACGTTCAAGGTTGACTTTGACGGTGCAATCCGCATTGAAGGGTTGTGGAGCGGCGAGGCAAGCACAATCGACGCAGGCGAAATCTACGCCTCTGGTTCGGTTGATTACGCAACACCTGTTACCGAGGTAATCGTAACCGAACACGCCTATTCGCAGAGCGCAACGGAAACGACGGAGCTTTTCAAGGGCACGACAGCGGCAGGCGACAAAATCACCTTCGACGAACCGTGTTACGACCTCGCGGCATCTGGCTTTTCCATTCTTGCAAGCGGTGCAAACTGGGCGACGGTTTCGGCAGGTTCGGGCGTGCTGACGGGTAAAAAGTACACGCACGTTACCCGGCAGGTAATGCAGCAGATTAAACCGAAAACGCGCGAACTCGTTACGCAGTCCGACAATACGGTTAAGGTAGAGAACGCAACGCTCGTGTCTCTCGTGAACGCAACAGCAGTCGCAGAACGCCTTGCCGAGTATTACAGCCACAACGAACGCATCAATTACAAAATTGCAACCAAACGCGAAATCCCCGGTGATGTAGTGAAGATTGCGCATCCTTACGGCGGTACAGTCTCCGGCTGCATTGAAAGCGCGGATATTACGGTATCCGGCAAACTTGCGGCAGAGGAAAGCGTGCTGATTGATTATTTCCCGCCGGACATTGGTGTACAGGAATATTACGATACCGTCGAAGTGCTTACGGAGAGCGGCACTTGGACGGTGCCGGAGAATGTGACGAGTATTCGTGTAGTGCTGATTGGGGGAGGGTCTGGCGGTTCGAGCGGATGTGAGGGCGAAGATGGCAAGAACGTGTACAGCGGCGGCGCAGGCGGCAAGGGCGGCATAGCGGGCGTAGGTGGCGCGGGCGGAAAGGTTTACAGCGTTGAAATGGATGTTATGCCCGGAACGAATTACGCAGTGCAAATTGGTGCAGGCGGCAAAGGTGGCGTATATTCCGCAGACGGCAGCGTAGCCGGTACGTCTGGCGTGCAAACAAAGTTCGGCTCGCTATCCTCTGAAAACGGCTCATCTTCCGATATTGGTTTTGCAGACCCAGTCAATAACCAGTTTTACGCCCAAGCCGGAGACGATGGCATTAAGGGCGGAGATGGAGGCAACGGCGGCGAAGCAAACTATACAAGCGATGATAGCAAGGTTCGCGCAGGCAAAGACGGAGGAAACGCCCTCGGCTACGCAGGCGGCAAGGGTGCAAGCGGTAGCGCGGCTAAATACGACGGTCAGATTGGCGTTTCTGGCGGTGGCGGCGGTGGCGGTGCCGCTATGGGCAACGCGGGAGGAGATGGCAATGTCGGACGCTTGGAATGGGCGCATTTCGACATTACGGAGTATCAAGGCTACGGATGGCTCGCAAAAGGCGGCGCAGGCGGCTCTGGCGGCAACGCAACTATCATTCCGAACACGCCGACCATGCTCGGCTGCGGCGGTGGCGGAGGTCACGGAGGCGGCGGCGGAGGCGGCGGCGGATTGACGCAAGCTGTGTCCACGTGGAGTCATTCTGGCGGTTCTGGCGGCAACGGCTCCAACGGCGGCGACGGCGCACCCGGCTGCGTGCTCATCTACTACCGTGTATACCGTGCAAGCTCTTCCGGACGGTTTGTCACCCGTGACGGAAAAGGCTTTAATGAGAAATTCACAAGAAAGGTGGTTGTGTAATGCCTGATACTTATACATCGCAGTTTAGCGGCGAAGAAATCGACG